ATTTTTAAATCACTACTGTCTATGTCATACTCAATAAAAATTTTCTTACCCGCCATAATCTTTTATAATAATTATTCTGTTATATGTAGAGATAGTTCTTCTAAGAACGCTTTGCTTAAAATATTCTTATCTCCTTTTAGTGTGTTGATTGAACTAAAATCTAATTGGTGATTTTCAAATAATTCTCTACTTCTTAAAAAGTTTTCTGTTTCGTTATTAATCACAATTTGATTTTGGTGACTCTTGTCTATTTCTAAGTATATCTTCATATATATGTATATATTTTTAACATTGTTGATTTGAAAGTCCTATTACATAACCACTTGAATCATCAACATCATAATTAGCACCATTCATAAATATGAATGGGTATCCTGTTAATAATGTTCCGAGGTTATCAATGTAAACATAACAACCCGTACCAAATGAACCAGGTGTACAATCTGAATAGAATGTTCTTGAATTAAACACCGCATCGTTACAAGCTTCTGCAATACTACTACCTCTACCACAGAAACTAAATTCAATGAAAGATGGTGTTGGTGTTGGAGTAGGTGTAGGCGTTGGTGTAGCTGTAGGTCCACCAGGTGTCGGTGTTGGAGTACTCGTTGGTGTTGGTGAAGGTGTTGGGGTTGGAGTAGGTGTTGGTACTGCTATAGGTGTAAGATTTAAACTTGCACAAATAGGATATACCGCTAAGTGACCAATAAATCTAAATTCAAAATAGTAAGTACCATTTGTAAAAGATGTTAAACCAAATTGTGATGGGAACATAACAACAGCAGCAGTACCACTACGTGTTGGTGATAGTGGTAAAGCGTAACTAACACTAGAAATTATATTCCAAGGTTTATAATATGTTTGACCTGGTACCATACAATGAACAGATAAAACACCATTAGTTCCTGAATTTCTAATCCAAGGTTCTGCATTATTTAAAGACCAACTAAAAGTGTATGTTAGATTAATTTCAGAAGTTGTAACAGTTGTTGCGGAAAAATTGGTTACAGTTCCACTTACAATATTTGAATTAAAATCTTGTACTAATTCAATATCATATTCTGATACCTCATTATTTGGGTAAACAAAATCTTGGTTTATTATTTGTTTTATATATTTTCTACTCATTGTTATAAATATTTTTATTGAATATAAGAATAATCAAATCCTTGGATACCTTTATTGTTAGTATATGTTTGTGTCCAATTTGCACCGTTATCTGTACTTCTCCAAACCTCTAATTCATATGTACCTGTTTTTATAAAAGCAAATACTATTCCCGTATTTTGTATAAATAATCCACCCCTACCTGTTGCTCCTGAAAAAGGACTTAACCTTGTAAAAGAAACACCATAATCAGTGGAACGCCACAGATAATCTGATACTATAATAATATATTGACCATTTGGTGAAATTGCTGAAAATCCTGTTGGTTCCGTGAAACCACCATTGAATGTTGGTTTAGCCCAACTACTTCCACTATTTTGTGATGTGTACCAACCAACAGTTGCAGTTGTCCTACGTGCAATCATTGTTTGACCATTATCTGAAATTTTACAATCCGCCCAAGTTCCTGTCAAAGACGAAGCTGTCCAAGTTGTTCCACTATCTGAAGAATAATATAATCCTGTACCTGCTGCTGGTTGTTGACCAACAATCATATATTTTCCATCTGTTGATATTCCCCATTCGGTATTATTTAAACCACCAGGAGAAGAACTTCTCCAAGTACTACCATAATTTTCTGTGATGTAAACTGTACTTGAACCCCCACCAATCAAAGCCATTATACTTCCTGTTTTACTTAATTTTGGTTTTACAGGTATGTTCACAAATACTAATCCGTCAACATAATATTGATTCCAAGTTGTTCCACTATCTGAAGAATATGTATATGTTTTATTATCATCAGTACAAGCAACTTGATATTGTTTTGTTTTATCAACAGCAAAACCATTCCATCTTGGAACTGAACCTTTAGGTGCACCCAAATTTGTGTTATTTGTAAATGTCACACCGCTATCAATAGAATATGCAGTATATCCTGTATTTCCAACACTTCCTTCTTGTATAAATAAAGTAAACGAAGAAATTGGTGGAATAGGTGTTGGTGTTGGGGTAGGTGTAGGTGTTGGTGTCGCTGTAGGTGTTGGTGTCGCTGTAGGTGTGGGTGTTACAGTAGGTGTCGGAGTAGGAGTACCTGTTGGTGTTGGAGTAGGAGTTGGTCCAATTGAAATAACATCAGCATTTATTCTATATTCAAAATCATACGCATCTGTTCTTGTAGTTGCGGTAAAATTTCCTATACTATATGAAGCACTTGAAGTTGTTACAGTATAACCTGTAACTAAAGTATCAACAACTCCATTATTTCCACTAACATCATCTGTTGTATAATCTCTTCTTATTACTGATACATTAATAGTTTTTGCACCTGCTTCAGAAAAAACTAAATTTATTCTAAAAACATCATTAAGATTTAATCTTGTTGTATATAAATTTGTTATATCTGTGAAATGTCTGGTTCTGTTTACATTATTTACTATTGCATCAAAATAAGAACCACCAACAAAATCATTTAATTCATCATATGTAACGATTAAAGAACCTCTCATATATTATAAATAGTTTAAGGACACGCAGAACCACAATCTACGATGGTAAATGATGCAAGGTCTGCGTATGGGATACCTACCATTATTGATGTACACGAAGCACAAGCAGGAATATCATAATTTCCTAATGTACTTATATATTGATAGAATGTTCCTGTTGCAGTTGAATATTTAATCCAACCAGTATCAGTTACGTTTATGGTTATACCTGTTGTATATGGTGATGATGATGACGAACCAAGAACACTTGCACCAATTGATGCTGCTTGTGTATTAAAGTCCGTACATCCTGTAAAGACATTAAGTGTTGCTTTAGTTTGATTCGCACTTAATAAAAAGACAGGATTCCTTTGATTATATATGCTTCCTTCAGGCGCTTCTTCTGCAGCAAGTAAGAAATAGTTAGATTGTGGGTCAGATATGTATGTCGTACCACTCAAGTTATAATCGTCTTTTGTTGTTTCCCAAATTGAATATGGAATATATGTATTACCTGTGAATGGAATAGATGACGTATAACCACTCACACCACCACCTAATGCACCAACAAAATAGTCATATAGAATTGACCAATAATATAAACTACCATACACACTATTACTTCCTGTAAAATTGGTTTTAAATCTATATGTTGCAGTATCTCCTGAACAATATTGATATTTGAAATATCTTGTAGGATATTCTGCTCCACTATTATTATATTGAACCAGTTCAACCTTTGTCAATTCAGGACTTGTTAAATTAAAATCTTCAACTTTATTCCACGTAAAGTATTGGTCATTGACCTTAATCAAATCCTTTGCATTTAAATTTCTAATATCATTTATTGATAGATTAAAATAACCTGTCAACATTCTTGTATTTTTATCAAACGCGTTTTGGATTCTATTGAAATAAAATTTATTATATATATTATTTTCTGTAAAAATGTTCAATGTTGAACCACTACCTAATAACTCCACAGATTTACCTTGAATATCTATTTGTGGTTCACAGTTAAATAAGATTGATAAACTATCATTGTTTATCTTGTTACCATCAGGATTACCCAACGGCATTGTATGTGATACAACAGGACTAACCAAACTACCTTGTGGGTCAGTTCCATCGTTTTTTTCAATTTTGTAATAATAAGATGTAAAACCTGTTAAAGTTATAACTTCTCTTGGGTCATCCAAAAATGGTGAGAAGTTTCCAAGATTAAAAATTAATCTTGGATTTGTTTTAACACCTGTGTATGTCCAATCCACGACTTTATCAGTCTCTTGTGAAGATTCTGCATAATTAATCATCAATGGGATACCAACATCATTGGTTACACCTGTTAATGTACTTGGATTCCACTTTCTTAAAAGTTGTGGGGAGAATATTGTTTCAATTTTCTTTTGTGATGATTTAAACTCTGTTGGGTTATATACAATATTTCTACCGTATATACGTGCATTAGTTTTCTTAAACTCATCATTACCCGCATCACCATCTTCCTTATCAGAAAGATATATCTCACTCTCAACAAAGTTCTGTGCAGGTTGTACTGTAAAACCTTTATCAAAACTTAACTTATCTGTCCAATCATATGTATTACCTTTACCGACATAATATTCGTAAGGTTCAACAATAATCTCATTTGGATTTTCTTTATTTGGAATAAAGACCAGATTAAACTTCTTTGCAATTGATGATACAAAATCAATCTGTTTAATATCAGGATTGATTAATGTGTTCATATCTAAATACTCACCATCAACAATATCAACGGTTGTCCCTGATTGAGATGGTAGATAGTTTAATGGTCTATTTGATACACCAACTGAAGATGTTACATTATATAAAGAATATCCTGCACTCCAATTAAGTCCATATGTTGCAGTATTTGCTGGTATTGTAAAATTAAAAGGAATGACAAAACCAAAAAAAATATTTCTAACTGATAATGTTCCTGTTATATTTGTATCGCACAAAGCGGGTGTACCTGTTCCTTCTTTAACAACAGTAAAACCTATATTGGTAGTGCCTGTTTGTGTATAAACCAAATCAACACCTGAAGGACCGAATGTTGAAAGTGGTGGTGCCGTATAAGATATTTTTGGATTGTTGTCCGAAAAATATCCATACATATATAATAACTTTGCCCAAGGCGTAGTTAAAAAGTCTGATTTGATTGAATATCCATTCTCCTTGAATATTAATTGGAATAATGAATAAACATTCAATGCTGGTTTCAACTGATTATCTCTAACACCATCATCAACTGAATTGATGTGACCTTGTTGTGAACCATCGGTATATGCTGCAGCAGTTGTTGCCCAACTACCTAATTTTGTTGTTGTGTATATTGTTGTTCCTGATGTAGTTCCTGTTTGAACTGCTAGTCTGTTATTCTGTTCTGAATATACATAACCATTGTGTGCAACAGGATAAAAATAAGTTGATGGAACTATGTTAGTTGATTTTAAACTTTCGTATCTCCAACCATATAAAGTATTATCTCTTGTAAATGTGTGATTAAAGAAATAATCAGGGTCTCTAAAGTTAAGGTCCTTTAAAAGTTTGTTACCAATTTGACCATATAAATCAGATACAGTTGAGAATAATGTTACATCATACTCAACCTTAGAATTTAATACACTTACGTTATTTAGTCTTAAATAACCTGTGAAGAAACTCTCGTCATTAATTAAAACATCACATTGTACCTTTCTGGTTACATCAAAATAGTAAGATACGTTATCTACATTATAAAAGTTTTCAAAGAATCTATTGTTCTTTTTTGTACCAGGTAATCTTAAACCAACAGAATAATCAGAATTTTTCTTTGAAATATCCTGTAATTCTGCAAATGATTTATTAATTTTAATTGGAATATCATCATATAAATCTAATACATCATATTCATCAATTGTTTGTGTGATATAATCTGTATCTGGTACAACATAAATTGAATATTTACCACCTGAAACTGGTGTACCTCCTTGTTTAAATGTAACAATGTCACCATCTTTTACCTTAAAATAATCAATGTAGTTTGTGTTACTTAATGGGTATGTTGTTAATACCCTTCTTGAAAATGTTTCGCCAGGATGTTGAATAAAAACTTGTAGGTAATTACCTCCAACCGATACACTAAATAATTTAATATCAAAATTGAGTGTACCATTTCCTGTAACATTAACTGTTAAGAACGAAGGTGCCGCAGGATAATCACCTTGGTATGGACTACTTGGTGTACCTGTTCCTCCCGAATATACAAATCCTCCTGTATTTCCTGTTAGAGTTATTGTTGTTGTACCAGTGACAACCATATCACTTGGTTTACTTGTTTTAACTCTAAGGACTGTTTGTTGTAATTGAGACATAAATTAGAAACCTTTATTTACGAAGAACCCGTCTGCGTATTTACAAGTTATTCTATACTTGTTTAATTTTTTATGTTTTGTGTTTATAGTTTCAACTTCAGTTGACAACACTTGTATTGGTCTTAAGTCTTTGTAGACTTTATCTTGTCTATCTAATGGTGAAATAAAATCTTCTTTTATTTCATAAACCTGTGGTGAGTAGAACAATTGTTCCAACCAATCACCCATTGGTTCACTTAGAAAATCACTTTCCAAAACAAATTCCCTTTGAACATCCGTATCAAAAGTCTTAACTGTTCTACCGATATTTCTGTCAGCAGAATTAAGATTGGTAGAATAATATCTGTTGTCATATGTTTGTCTTGTTATTTTTTTAATATCTTGTCTGAACTTTGTGAATGTATAATAATCATATCCACCACGATTGTTCAAGAATCCAAGTCTTGTATCTTCAGGTCCACAATTATCGTATAGATAAAAGTAGAACGCTTCTGACACAGGACCAATCGGACCTAATGTAGTTCTACTTGTGGAATTGGTTGGATACGCATAAAATAATTGAACACGATAATAAGCAACTTGACTAAAATCAATTGTTGCAAATAAGTTTGTTATATCTTTTGGTCCACAAGGTAACGCCCATACTTTTAATGTATCAGTAAAACCTGTTGGTGAAGCATATGTTGTACCTGAAAAGTTTAATTCCTGTTCAAAATATGTTCCTGCAATTTGATTATTATTCACATCATAAAATTCAAAGACCGCAAAATCCGCCTCAATAACCTGTCTATCCCCTGTTTGTCCGTTTAAATAATATAATACATAATTTTCCTTGGATTGTATATATTGGATACGTGGTGCATCGGTCAAAAATCTTGATGTTTCACTCATCTCAGGTAGTGATGGATAGTCAAACAAATACTGTGACATAGGAGATAATCTTCTATTCACATCTATTGTATTGATTGTCAATCCTGTTCCAACTACCGTTCCTAATTCTTGGTCAAAGTTGGATAAGAAATACTTTTCTTTACCCATTTGAAATGACCCACCTACATAGTTAAAATAGTTTCCTGTGTTTGTAAAACCACTAGCAGTAAATCCTGTTGATGTTGCACAATATGGAATATCTGTAAAGTGATTTAAATTGTTGGTTGGTGAACCTGAATATTCTGTTACTTGAGTAGTACCTGATAAAAACTTATATCCATATTTAAAATTAGCCTTAATAATATTTGGATATTGGTTATTAATATTGATTGTTTCATTTGTGGAGTACCAATCATTTAACCAATAGTATTGATAATGTTGTGATTGTACGTAGTTAGAAAGATACTCATAAGGTCTTATGTTAAAACGATATGTGTAAGTTGAACCTGATTGTGAAACATCGTATGGAACAATTGACATAGTTCCTACCTGTTCATCGTCAGAAAATAAATCTACTTCTAACTGCATAGATGATTGGTAAGAGGTACCTGTCAATACCACCTCGTAGGTTCCACCTCTTTGGTAAACCATATCCGTTGACCTTCTTAATTGGGTATTACTATTTAACCCGTTACTGTATAATGTTTGATAGCCGAAACTCATATTATATACCTTCTAATCTGTTTACTAATTCTTCAAAAGCCACATCACCTAAAGCGTCAGCAATTCTTTGGTCTGTTTCCAAAAGATTAAATGCTTTGTCTAAAAAGTTTGATGGTCTTATTCCGAATTTTTTTATGTTTGTTTGTATTGCAAATGCAAAACTTCTTCTTTTTGTGAATCTACCTTTTTTATCTCTACCTAACAATCCTCTTTCTTTTATCCATTGTTCAATTACATCTACAGGGACTCCTTTCTTACCTGGCATTCTACCAGATTGAACCCATTGCCAATAATCTAACATAAAGATTTGAATGATAGGTCTAACCTCTGATGGAATTACATTAACCTGAACACTATTCTTTAATCTACCACTAGCAACTTTATCACTCAATCCTCTATATTTAGCAAATCCAAAAGGATATACTCTTTGTGACAGTACATCCTGAATGGTATCTTTTATGATGGGTGCAATAACGTTATAATCCATATTATCTTACTTGGTTTACTGTCAAGATTATGGATGGTGAACGAGGTATGTTTCCTGTTGCTGCTACAGTTTCAAATGTTGTATTGTTACTATCTGATTGATACGCCAATTCATAATAAGAACCTGATGTTGCAGTATCCCATAAGTTCAACGCTAATACATCTTTATGGTTTGAAGCAACGGTTATATATGTCGCAGTGTCCGCTACATTTGTTCCATCTTTCTTTAACCATACTGCTATATTACCTTCACCTGAACCTTGTGATATTTGTGTACTGAATTGAACATTATAAGTTCCACTTCTATCAACAAGAACTTTTGAACCACTATTAATTAATTGAACTGAATTTACGTTTAATGATGTGTCAAATATAAATGAACCTGATTGATTTGCGGTTGCTGTATATGACCCTGTTGAATAGAACGCACCTACTCCCATTAACACTGGTAGTGCTTGTAATGGTGTTGCTCTTGTTAATACACCTGTACTATCTGTGGTTACAAAATAAGAACCTGTATTGTCATTTAAATTACTTACTCTTAATGAACCTGTTACTTGTGTATCATCACCAATTTGTAATGGGTCTGTTCCTTGTTTATGGAATATTCTTGATGATGCTTGTGTACCTAATTCAAATTTATCATCAAATACTGAACCTGATGAATAAGATGTTGCACCTAATAAAAGGTTTTTAGAACCACCTGCGTGACCATTATGTGAACCGATAAAAATGTTACCTGAACCTGATATAAAGTCATCACCCGCACCTTGAATAATTGAGTTATTAGAACCTGTGGCAAATGGTGAGAAGAATCCGTTAAACACCATATTCTTTTCAGAACCTGCAAAGAATCCACCATTTAAACCTTGAACGTTACCAACAACTGTGTTGTATGTATCTGTATTTCTATATAACCAGTTTGAACCACCTAATGTCCTAATTACACCTTCATTACTTGATGTACCAACTCTTAATGGTGATGAACCTGATATTAATACACTACCTGTAATATTTTGTGTTGCTGCAATTGAACCTGTTGTGATTACAAAATTTGGTATTTCAATTGCACCTGTGATACCACCTGATACATTCAATCCACCTGATACAATTAATGAACCTGATACGTTTACTAATGAACCTGATGTAATCCAAAATCCTGTTCTTCTTGCACTTGTTCCTGTACCTGTACCTACTGCAAATACAATCTCTTGTGATTGATGTAAACTTGTTGCGTCATTATATCTACCAAATATTGCAGTACCACCGAACGCATTTGCTGGATGTGTTCCTGAAACAATTAAGTTTTGTCCCCAAACAACTGAGTTTTGTAAACTTGAAAATTCTGAACCTACTGCTGATGCGGTTACTGATGTTGAACCACCACCTAATAAGTTACCTGTTATAGTTCTTCTATTTGTAGGATTTGAACCTGATACCCAAATACCAACCCCATTACCACCAATAATATTATTATTTAAAGATAACCCATTTTGTAATCCTGATGCTGAACTTGATACCAAGTTAGTCACAGTTAATAAACTACCATTAGTTAAGTTATTGGTCATCGTTACAGATGAACTAATGTGGTTTATAGTATTTGTTGCCGCTCCAAAATAGTTTTGTTGAATTGTTGTTAAGAATGGTAATTGAATGTTGTTAGCAGTAGATGTTACCGCACCATTATTAATGTTATTCGAATAGTTTATTGAACCACTCTGATGGTTAATATTTACAGAATTGAAAACACCATTATTACTAATAGTTGGTGTTAATAACGCTCCTGATGTAAACGCCATCGCAATAGATGACATATTAATATTGGAGTTTGTGTTTGGTCTATAAACAGATGCGGTATTTAAAGTTTGTTGACCTGCTTGAATATTTAAATTACCATTACTATAACCATAAGTTCCTACTGCAATTGAACTTGGTCTTGGTCCACCCATAAAAATATTATTGGAACCTGATATGACAATTGAACCTGTTAAGTTTGCTGTTGCAGGTCCTGCTGTACCACCAAAGAATATATTTGATTGTGATATTGCCGCTGATGCTGATATGTTCGCTTTAACCGAACCTGATTCATAAGCTTCAGAACCAATAAAAATCATTCCGTTATTTAGACTGTTTCCAATTAAGGAACCTGAAATAACTTGACTACCTCTGAATATATTTGAACCTGTTGTTGCAAAAGAACCTGTGTTAATTGAAGCTGCTGAACCTGTATTAACTGTTAAGTTGAAAGTTGTTCCATCTCCTTTTGTAAAAGTAAGAACGTTTCCTGCTACACTACCTGTGGTCATAAATGAACCACTCTCTGCTTCTGTTACATAAGAACTTGTTGCTGCAATCAAAGAATTAACCTTACCATCATTTGATGATGTATAAGAGTTGAATGAACCTGTATCTAATTTTTGATTTACTGAACCTGTTGTTGCAAATCCTAAATCAACTATTTGTTGTGAACCTGAAATTACACCATTTGGTAATACTGTTGGTGCATAACTTGCTGACAACGCTTGTGTTGCGTATGATGCAGTTCCTTGTAAAGAACCTGTGATACCACCTGTTACTTTTAATGTTCCTGTAACTTCTGTATCACCATCTATTACAACTTTGAATAATCCACTATTAATTGTAATATCACCAGCGGTGCCAGGGTTTCCAATATTGTTTGTTAATAGTGTATTACCAACAACGACATTACCATCAGTTCTAATCTCACCTGTACTTCTTAATGAACCTGTTATAGATAATGGTCCGTTTGGTAATACTACTGTACCATATAATGTTTGTACGTCATCTGATGCATCACCAAATTGGTTTGAACCACTTGAGTATATTACTGAAGCAGTTTCGTAAACTGTGTTTACATATGTGAACGATGCGGATGTAGCACTGATGTTTCCTGTTATGTTAACTGAACCTGTTACATTAACACTACCATTTATATTTTGTTGACCCACAAAGTTGTTTGAACCTGTGGTTGCGTAACTACCTGTCTTACCTTCTAAACTACCTAATCTATTGTCCTGACCTAAATCAGTTGTTGCTATGCTTTGCGAAAGCGAAGTAAGCGATGAAGTAGTAGCATAAGAACCAGTGCTAGCGATAAGACTATTAACCTTACTATCATTTGAACTTGTGTACGAATTGAAGGAACTTGTTTGTAAGAATCCTAAATCTATTATTTGTTGTGAACCTGATATTGTTCCTGATGGGACTGAACCTGTATCAACACTCAAATTGAATGTTGAACCATCTCCTTTTGTGAATGTCAAAACATTTCCTGCAACACTACCTGTCTTCATTAAAGAACCAGTGTCTGCACCACCAACAGGTGCACCATTTACGGTGAATGTACCTGAGATGTTTACCTGTGTTTGACTTATTTGTAAAGGAGATGACCCACCCAAACCATCTGTTACGGTTTGTAGGTTAGCTGTCAGTCCCGTATTAGCATTATTAAGGTTTAATAAACCTTGATAAGATTGTGAGACATATTGATTAGTAAGTTGACCCATAGTTTAAAATATATTTGTGTTATACGTTTTTCCAATCTGTTGATATAGTGTTCCATAGTTCAGCCAATTCAAACCATTTCTTGTTTACAAATGGTCTTTCAGGAACGTTACATCTATTGTAGTCGAAAGGTTGTGTTATTACAAGTGACATAGTCCAACCAGCCAATACATCCTCAAATCTTTCAAGAAATGGTTCCACGGTTGCGTCCCACTCACTTTCGTACTCTGATAAATATAGATAAGTGAACACATCCTTCATTATTTCAAGAGTATCATTCATAACATCTCTTTGGTTAGAATAATCATCTTTGAGTCTATCTGCTACAATTATTTGGAGATTATACGTTAATTGATTTTGGTCTAATATAGTGTCATTTGGTATAACATATAATTTTGTATATATGGGAGATTGTTTGGTCTCAATATCCATTGTTAATTGGGTTAAATCACCAAAACCAAATGAGTTAATCTGTTCGTGTGCCTGTGCAAGTCCTTTCAAGTCATCAATAATTTGATAATATGTTACCTTGTTCACACTTCTTGGTAATGTAAATCCTGACATTATTGGAAGTACACAGGTGTTATAATCAAAAGGTTGTTCAATTTGAATGTTCATCGTCCAACCACCTAATACAGTTTCAAACCTTTCAAGAAAAGGAGTGACATTTGGACTCCATAATGGAGTATAATCTATTGAGAAACCACCCCAAGTTGCAGTATAAGATTGGTATAATATGGTAAAAATATCCTTACAAATCTCCAAAGTATCGGACATTACCTCCTGTTGATTGGATAAATCATCCTTAATTTGGTCCAATATAATTATAGAAAAGTTATATAATAATCTATTTTGTGCTAGTTGTACCTGACCAGGAACCACATACATCTTTGTATATACGGGTTCTTGTTTGGTCTCAATATCCATCGTGATTTGGGTTATATCCCCGTATCCAAAAGAATTGATTTGGTTGTGATAGTATGCAATACCGCTAAGGTCTTGAATAATCTGTTTGTAATTAACCATATATAATAAATATAAATTTAGATGGTTTTGGTTTGTTTATTTTGTAATTTCTTTTGTTCTCTATCATAATCCAATAAATAGGATAGTTGATTCAATATCTCAATTAACTTTTTTTGGTAGATAAGTTCGTGTTTTGCAATATCGTTTGCAGCAACTCTGTTGACGATAATGAACCAACCGTACGCCTTTTGAAAATTGCTGCGAATATCCATTTCCTCATCACCCACATTAGCTTTATCTTCATCCATATCGATAATGTCGGCATCGAAGACAGATGGGAATAATTTAAAAATCTGTTTGCGTAGTTGATAAAAAAAAACTGAGCACCTAATATATACTTCACATCTAACTTCTTTTTAAACAATTCAGACCTTTCTTTCATTGTATCAACATTATATTTCTCAATCTTATAATCGTGTTCTGACTTTTCTTCTGTGATTGGTCTATACATTACCGCTGCAAGTATGTGTAACATATTGAGTAACTCATCTGCTTTCTTTGTTGAAATGGTGTCCATATCCACAAACTCAGCAAAAGTTAAGTCCCTCCAATTTGGAAAGAACCCATAATGAACACCATCAATTTCAAATCTGTCAATAAACTTTGGTTTCTCTAATGGAATTTGTGACATTATATATGCCGCAAGATATTGTACCTCCTGATAATCTGCATCCAATAGTTCTTCTAATGGTGCATCAGAAATTATGTTTACAATCTTTGCCGCAAAGTAGTCATCAGAAAATAAGTCTTTAACCTTATATATCTTTGAATAACTTTCAATAGATATAAAATCTGGTATTACATATTCTTGTTCTTCTAATTTAAATTTTATCATATTCTTGCTATTAAGTATCTTCCTGTTGTTTTTAGGTTTTTTATTTCAGGTAACATTCTCATCATCAGTGCGTCAGATAAATCGGGTGACTTACCCAATACTCTTTTCATTTCATCCTTTGATTGAACAGCTACCTTATTATCTTTATCAATATCTTTTAATTTAACCGCTAATAGTTCCTGTGTCAAGTCCTCAATCATACTTGGTTCTAATATGTTAATACTAATCTTACCTTCCCTAAACATATCAGATAGTTTTACATAACATTGTGATTTAAGATTGGAAAAGTTCTGTCCGTGTAATGGTGATGAGTTGTTAACAAAGTTTGTTGCTCTTAAAATATCTGCTGTTCCTCCTCCAACGCCATCACTATCTACAATACAATTCTGTGGGTGTATCCCGTGTGAGCGCATTAGGTCTTGTATATTGGACGATAATTCTGTGGTTGATAGTTTCCTATACACGTGACATTCTACAAGAACCAGACCAACCCAAACCATTACTACGGACCTATCATCACCAAACCTCGCTACGTCAATTGTCATATATTTTTTATCCTGTGTATTTGGAACCATTCTAAATACTGAACCTGATATTTCATCAAACTTGAATAGACTATCTGACTCATCCAAATAATCCCAATCACCTTCTAACAATCTTCTTCTTTGTTGTGGAGGTAACTCCTTTAACATTTCAATATATGATGGTGGGAGGTATGGGTTGTCCAGAGGTAACGAGGGTATGAAAACTTTGTTTTCTTCTAATGTTCCTTGTGTATGTGGTAAATAAAAATCTTTTTTAATCCAATTGTTTGCAGGGTTACACGTCATTAATATTTTAGGTATAAGATTATATTCATTTAATTTATATCTTATACGTGACTTAACAATACTAAATGCTAGTGATGTTATTTGTGTAGCCTCATCAATGAAACAAGCGGATACCTCCAACGAACCTAAAGAATCATAGTTGGGGTCAGAGGGATTGTAAGCAAGGTCCTTGAATATAATTTCTGAACCGTTATAGAATGTAAGAACGTTTGACTGACCATTGTAATTGAAATGTTGACCACTCTTAAATCCCATTGTACTGAGTAAGTCAAAGAGAGTATTGAGTGTGGTTAGTTTTAATTGTGTCAATACTGCACGACCAATCAAACATCTAATACCTTGATGTTGTAGACATAAGGTGGTAATCCAAAGTGTCCCAACCCAACTCTTTCCTCCACCTGCCGACCCACCAAATAATACAACGTTAGTCTTGTTGTCCGTCAGGTATCTCCACGCTTCCGATTGTCTCTTGGTCGGTGATATTGTTATCTCCATTTGTTTGTAACTTACTATACCAGTCATTCAATTGTTTTGAATGTAGTTCATCTGGTGTCATTATTGGTTCGGGTGTTGGTTCATATATTACCCTCTTTGGTTTTCCACAATTACATCCCATATTATATTGTTCTTTGTTTATATGTTATACTTTTCTTATGTCCGTATATCACACCTTGGTAATCAATATCAAGATGTGGGAATTTATAGTATTCTATTTCATATCCGTTTTCTTTGAACAAATGTTCACACGCAAGTAAAGCCGATAAGTTGTGGTACTCAATACCAATGTGTCTTACACTTTGTAAACTTTCAGGTTTCAATCCCATAAGGAATATCTCTGAACCTTCCACATCAATCTTTGCAACATCAGGTTTAACTGCATCAAAATAGAAACTGAACTTTTCTAACCTATCAACATAATCACAGAATTGAACAAAGTTCTTTACGTTGAAGTTTTGTTTATACCAATTATAACTTTCTTGTGATGGGTCAACACCATAAACCATCTTGGCTTCTTTCTGAATCCAATACATTGGTGTTGGTGTGTGTTCTGAATTGATACCTGAACCAAGGTCCAATACGACCTGTGACTGCACTGGTAAAAACCTCCAATGGTCGGAGGGGTTTTCTGAATTAATTAATCCTGATATTTCTCTTGTCATATATATGTATGTATGGAAAAACGAAATTTTTGTCGCAATAAAAACAAAAAAATATTAATCCGTTAAGTTTATATTGATACTGATTGGTTCTCCGTTTGATGTAATATCAATCTTTCTTTGTTCCAATCCGTATAGTTTATTTATATCTGCTAATGTTTCCCGTTCCACCCTTTTATTGTTGTCAGCGCGGGCCCTACTAAGCAAATCAAAGTACCTTGATAACTGTTCTGCAATAATCTCTTCCGTCTTCTCTTCAAACCTTTCTTTAAGTCTAGCCTTACAGTCTGACCAAACATTCTCAGCCTGACGTTCTGTGACTCCGTATTTTTTTGAGTATTGTCTTCTAAATTCACCGTAATTAAGTTTTTGGTATAGTATCATCTCCATCGCATCAGGGATACGTTCTTCATATTCTGCTTCGGTTGTTTTTCTTCCAGCCATTATACATTCATTTTTAAATGGTATCTGATGTAATTTCTCAGTTTATGGTATTGGTTATTCTTGCAACTAATACAATTATCAAATCTAAACTCTTCATTGAATAGTTGTTGATAAACCCCATTAATAAATACTTTCGCTTCCTCTCTTATTCCATCTCTGTTTACCACCTCGTGATATGCTTTAACAATATCCTCATCATCAAATACGATTAATGGTTCAGGTGTTAAATCAATTGTTGGTAGTTCTGTTACCTCGTTGTTCTTCTTCTTACAGGATGTGCAACCTTTCTTCTTCTTTGGAGGATTTTCTATTGCTTCCTGTTTTGCTTTGTTGAACTTTTCTAATATATCCTCAGTCATTTTCTTTAAGTTTTTGTATTACGTTTTTCTTAATTGTTTCTTTGCTCTCTTTGATATATTTGATAATGGATGATTTTGGTATTTCTGTGTGTTTTGCCACTTTATTTACACTACCTAAACATAAATAGAGTCCTAATAAATTTTTGTGAAACCACGTTAATTCTGAGTACTCTAGTTCTAATATACTGAATAATTGTTGTTTTTCAAAGGATTTTTGTTCATCTGATGCTTCAAATAAACTATTGGTATTAACGTTAGACATAAAGTCATCATACTTGAGAAACTCTCTTCTTATCTTATAGTAGAATGGACTGGTCTTACTTATCCAATTTATTCTGATGATTGAAACGATGTAGTATTTTATACTACTGTCATCATAGAATTTAAGTGTGATATGTTCTTTTTGATATAGTTGGATTATTACTTCGTGTAATAAGTCCTGAGTTAAATCGTGATTCTTGGTTATTTTCTTTGTAATCTTCAATAACTCGTAATAGTTCTTGGTAATGAACTGTTCAACTTCTTTATTCATTTAATAATTTTCTAATTTTATACATCACCTCACAAATCTCATATTGTTCATTTGATTCATTGACCATAATACTTGATTCCAACATCTTATCTAATATATCCATCCTGTTAATCTCTGCGTTGAGGGTTTTATCTAATATGGTTAACATTGAATCCATAATGGTTAAACATAGTTGTTCTTTATCTTCTTCTGTCATATCCCAATAGGATTCTGGTATTTCCAATTCTCCCACTTTAATGTGTTTTGAATGAGACATATCTATAAATTGTTGTATCACTTATTTTCATTTCAATTGCAATATCACCAACACTTTTTCCATTGTTATATAAATCAGCAATTTTTTGTTTATCCTGTTGAGTTAATCTTTTACCTCTTCTTCTTTTGGTTGTTATTTTTGGAAAATATGGTTGACCATCTCTTATTTCTTTCCAACCAGGTTTGGTCCAAATACCAGTCTCTTCATCATATAAATATCCCATAATCTTCATAAGTTTGAATGTACATTCTTTTTGAAATTCATCTGGATACCTATTGGGTTCAGCAAATACAAACTCGGAACCACCATTTTCTTGGCGTTGTTGTAACCTTTCCTCTCTTTCTTTTTCTACTATACAAGATTTACAACTGTGCGAATTAACTTTTCCATCTGGTTTAACATAAAATGATGTGGCTATCGGTAAATATTTCTCACATTGTTTACATAAATGATAATCAGGATTGGTTGAATAATCAATGATGTGGTCTGGTTGCAATTCTGGTACGTATGGTTGAGTGATAATTGGTTCATTGACCATTCTTCTCTTCTTTTCGTTTTTTCTGTTATAATAACATTCTGTACATTGCTTCCTAATCCTCCATTTATTTTGTGTTGAGTGAAAATATTTTAGGAATTTATCTTCTGGCTTATCAATTAAACAAATGTTACATAACATATAAATAGTCTGGTTTAAACAAAAAGAAAATCCCGCTGGCTAAAATGGGAAAGACCAACGGGATATAGACGAATCAAAAATCTATTATAAATATAACCAAGAAGATTGTTGAAGTAAAGAGAAATTATTCCTCTAGCACCAGTACTTCTAGTTGATTAACACCAACTGAATTAAATTTGAGGATATGTTTATCAATACTAGTTCTATTTTGTTCTGGTATTGAAAGCAACCAAATGATATAAGTATTTTTATCTTGTTGAGATAAGTTATCAAATTCAACAATTGTAATTTTATCTAGTTCTATTGTCATAGCTGTAGAATTTATATATATAAATATATGTAAAATAATTAAATTATTCTAATTGTTGAGATAAACCTTTAATAATTCTAATTCAACAGGACTATAGCAATTATACTTTTCAATAAATTTATCAATACCTAACTTCCAAAATTCTTTCTGCCACTCTGGTATATCAACATAAATTTCATTTAACATTTCTCTTACTTCTTTTATATCATATTCCATATCTCCTTCTTCCTTCAACATATTACCTTCTTCCTTCTTCATATATCCTTCATCATATATCATATTACATATAACAGGTTGTTTTGTTTGTTTTTCAACCATTTGGTTGTTTTGTTTGTTTTTGGTTGTTTCTTCTACATCAGTTTTTTTTTGCGCGTTATTGTTTCCAACAGGTGCACCACCTTTTTTACCAGCTTCTCTTCTCTTCTCAATAGTTCTTTGTCGTTTGGTTTCATTATGATTTAACAATTCAACCACATCATTCCAAACCATCTGGTCAATCCTCGTTGGTAATTCTATTTCATTACCTTCGGTGTAGTTTATAAGATTGTTGATAAATCTTCTTAGTTCAACATCATCCATTATGTCTATATTTTTTTTCCAAGATGTGTAGAACAAAAATGTTTTCTTTTCCATATTATTGTTTAATAAAAAAGGGTCACCAAATACTCACTGTGCTTCACTTCAGCTTTCTTTGGCAACCCTAAAAATCTTTAATGTCCGTAATGTGAAGCAGGACTACTTAGATAAGTATAAGAAATTTTATCAAAAGAAAAAAATCTCAATAAATTTTTTTAAGAATTTTGGAATTTCCAAAAGTTTTGATTATATTTATATTATAAACAAATTTATTATGGCAATACAAATCAAATCTTATTACAAGACAACTCCGATAGCGGAGGAGATACTAGCAAAGGCTATTGCTGGTGCAAAGGACCAAGAAAACAAAATCTACCAAATATTCAAGAAGTTTGGTTGTATGACAAATTGGGATGTATATGAGGTGTACAATCAATTAATAGGTCCAATTTTACCTTCTTCTGTTGGAAGGAGTATTGATACCTTAAAGAAACAAAACATCATCTATGGAATCGGCACGATACCTGGTGAGAATGGTAGACCAGTTACCTTGTATGAATTAAATAACGTTCTTCCTGAAGTGGTTGATAGAAAGTACAGTAATGAATTACCAAAGTCAATTAAATTAGATTTGGTGTTAGACAAAGATGGTAACATTGATACTGAAAAGATTGTGGATAACTTGGATTTGTTATTATCAAAAATTTCTCGTAAATTTAAAATAGATTATTAATCATTAAACACAAACAAAATGGCAGACTTTCAAAAAAATCAAGGAAGCATCGAAAGACAATCAACTTTGAAAATGGTTGTAGAATATTGTAGAATGATTGGGACACCAATGACACTTCAAGAAATTGTGGGTATCACAAATGTTCTTGTAGATTATTGTCAATCTGGTTACAGTAAACAAATTGGTGAGAGATTGCAGAAGATAGACAAACACATCTCTTCCAAATTTGAAGAATCTTAAATTCCTGTTTATCTATATATATGAATTGGGTGGAGTGGTGTCCACCCTTTTCTTTTTAATATACATTTCATATATTTATATTTGAGGGAAGGTTGGATACTTTTTATACAAATACTGCCATTTATTGTTTCCTTGATTTTCCGCCTTCCCTTTTTTTATTTCAAAATTTTTTCCTATATTTGTATTACTATCTTATCTTATAGATACGTAATTCAATCAACGTAACCCCCGACTATTCTTGGTTGGGGGTTTTTTATTGATTATCAATCAGTTAGAAAAAAATCAAAAAAAAAGTTAAAATTATTTGGAATATTCTAAATCTCGCCGTTACTTTGTGAAACAAAAACGGGGACAGGTATCTGAACATAAAAAGTTATGACACAAGTAAAAACGGATTTAACTCCAGCACAGGTGGTAATTAACACTTATCCTACGTTCACACAAATTTTTGAACACGCTCTCAAAAAGATTAGTAATCTGAAAGGTCATATGACACACAGATTTTATACGACTTTACCTGAAGAATATCGTTGGGAAGCGGTAAGTGATTTAATTGATTTGATTGTAGAACCAAGTCTTGGAAGACCATTCCATAAAACTTATGGTATTAAGGTTAATAAGAAAACAGGTTTCTCATCACAGTTACATAATTCTGCTAAAGTTTATGATTGTAATGGTCAAATTAAACAAGTTGATGGTGACCAATTTTTAGCATTATTAAAAATTATGTCTTACAGTTGGTTAGCTATGTATAATGATTTTCCTTATACTGATGAAATGGATGAAGCTCAAAGTAATTTCAAAGGTTCAGATTTTAAAATTTATCAAATTTTAGATTAATAGTTATGACAAACGATGGATTAGGTCAAGGTTTGGTAAGAACCTGTATTTTACAAGGAAACAAGGTTTATTGTAAAAGAAGTGATTATGATGTTTTTGCGTCAGAATATATTGCAAAGTCACATCATTGGATGATTAAACAAATCTTATTAAGACAACTTAAATCATCTGGTTGGATTGATAGAGTTGAGGATTTTACTGTTTCAATTTTATCAGATGTATCATTTAATAATAAATTTGGTAAAACAAAATAATATTTATATCTTTGTCTTTCACAATTAAAACAAAAGTTATGGCAAGAATAACAAAAAAAGTTACAACAAAAAAAACAACTCCATTCTCAACTGAGTTAATGGGTTACATCAAAGAAGGTCAGATTGCAAGAAAGAAATTCTTGGACTTATCAGAAGACTTAAAGAGAATTTCTCCAAAGGATAAATTCCCACACCATTACATTTATTCTCAAGCAGGTTTGGGTAAAAGTCATACTGTTAAGACTACCTTTGAAAAGGCTAAAATTACTAATTACGATATATTCGGTGCGGGATTATCAATTAATGGTTTAATTAATCGTTTGGCCGTTATTGTTATGAACCTTAAAAAGAACGAACATCATTATATTTATCTTGAAGATTGTACTTCTTTATTAAGAAAAGAAGAAGATTTGAACATCTTAAAAAATATTTTAAATGATGAAAGATGTATTTCATATAATAAGAACCCAAGCAGAATTTTAAATGATGCAACTCCAACACAAAGAGAAGCCTTAAAACATTTTATGAGTAATTCAAATGGTATTAGAATCCCAACTGATAAACTTATCTTCATTCTTACTTCAAATAGAAAATTACCTACACAGGATGAAATTAGAACAAAGATTGATGAGGATTTATACGCATTACGTTCAAGATTTAATACCTTTGATTTTTATATGAATCCAAGCATTATGTGGGGATATATTACAGATGTTATTATGAACACCAATGCAGTATCTAAATCTATTCCACAAAAAGTTAAGATTGATGCTTGTCAATTTATGTTTGATAATTGGTCTTCACTTAATGAACGTTCAATTAGATTTGTTCAAAAGATGATTGAAAAATACGAGAAGTATCCAAAAGAATATATTTCTAAATGGGAGTCAGAATTTAAAAAGTAATTATTGTGCCAGCAGGATTTAGAAAAGTTTATCAATATGATTTAGATGGTAACTTTGTTGCTGAATATGAGAATATCAGTGCAGCTTCTTTTTTTATGAAAGAAAAAGCACAAAGCTTATATTTTTGTCTAAATGGAAAATATAATTTTAGTAGAGGTTTTTTTTGGTCTTTCAATTACCATATAAAATTATCTAATGAAATTTTAAATAAAATTAGAAAAAGTAAAAGTTATAAAACTTTAATTTTAAACAATTGTAAAATATATCAATATGATTTAGATGGTAACTTTGTTGCTGAATATGATAATATTAATGTGGTCTCTAATGATGTTATCGTTAGAATGAATATAAAAAGAATTTTAGAAGGTAGATATAAAACTTCAGACAGTTACATTTGGAAAACACAATTTTTCAAAAAATTACCAAAAGAAATTCTAAATTTACATCATAGAACAAATAAAATAGAAGTATATGTATATGACATTAATGGTAATTTTATAAAAAAATTCAATAATTTAAAAGATGTATCTGATGAATTTAAAATTAATAGAGGCACTGTTTCAAATTTATTAAACGGCATTCGTCAAAAACAATATAAAAATTATATTTTTAGAAGAGAGTATTATAAGAAATTACCAAAAGAAATTTTAAATCAACATATTGATATTAGATTTAAAGAAATTATTCAATTTGATTTAAATGGTAAATTTATTAAAGAGTGGTCATCATTAAAAGAAATTAGAAAAAAATATAATAATTCAAATATCGCCAGTGTTTTAACTGGTAATAGAAATAATGCTTCTGGTTTTATTTGGAAATATAAAGATAATGTTTAGGGTTTCTGTGTCATAACTTTCCTTAAACAATCAAGGGTCCTTTTTAGGACCCTTTTTCAATTGTGTTTGGTTATACGTTTAGTTTACGATTCTCTCCACTTAGAATAACAGATAGCTGCACTCTGCTCGCTACCATATTCATCATACAATTCACTTATACATCTTGATACGAATGTTTGTTCATCTTCACCACCTTCAGGAGAAGGAACGGGAAACCCTTCTTTAACTACCTTTGACGCTTCTAATGGTACACAATTTGGAACCTCTCTTCCATCAACAATCTTTGTACCCACTTGGACATAATCTTCCCAACAAGGGTCGTTTTCATCTTTTTCTAATGGTGCATATTCGCTTGGTTTTGCATCAGATAAATTTAACTTTATCTTTCTTACCAGATTAAATCTTTCGTTCTTGTTCATACTGAAAATTTTTTTAATTGTTGTATGTTAATTGATTTACCATACAATAATACACTTGTATAGTTGTGATGTATCCAATCCAAAAATTGTTTTTGGGTCATCTTATATTTCTTCTCATAATCAATTTCTAACATCCTTTTGTAATAAAGATTTTTATTAAAGGGTGCAAGTTCTTGTTCATTAGGTCTAGATAATTCCAATATCATAATCCGTTTTTCTTTTTTAAATTTCTATTCTCATCCATCAACATTTCAACTTTCTTTTCAAGTTGTTGAATTTTATTATTTAGTTCGTGTATCTCTTGTTTTAAGTCATCTATTATGTTCTTATAAAGACCAATAGATAATTCTAAATTACGCAGTACTTGATTGTCAGTTTCTGCGTTACTTCTTCTTCTACCAACGGCCCAACCAGCTATTGCAGTTAAAGAATTTGAAATAAGTAATATTATAGTTTCATTCATATTAATAGCAATCGTAGCAATCAGGATTTGATGATTCTATTTCACTATATGATGGTAAGTTACCAAACATACCATTTCCACCGTGTCCTCTATATGCATATCCGTAACGGCTTGTGTGATTTAGAACAATTGGGTTATTGTATTTTGCTGATTTGTCAGGTATCATACCATCAATTGTAGATGTAGATAGATAATCAGGGAATAGATTTTGACCACGTCCTGTGATTAGATAATCCTGTAGTCTCATCTTATAAAAATCAGAACGTTGTTTTTGCACCGTTCTTAAATATTTCATCGTTTCTAAGTCCACAGGTGATGCCGACTCCATCTGTCCTTCTACTATTGACCTATTAGCCGTTCTATAATGGAGGTGAGGAATAGCATTGAAATATGAAACCTGAACTAAAAATGGTGCAATATAATCATTTACCAAAGTAAGTTCATCAGAATTAAATGTATTACCTGTAGAAGATACTTGGTCTAATAGATGTTCATAAAACTTTGTACCTAATAGTGGTTGTAGTTCTGTATCTTGTGCAATTTGTATTTCTGCACGTAATACATCCATATCTAAATTTTTCGATATGTTAGTGAATTGTTTTAGTTTCGTTTCTGATATTAAGAGTACTCCCATATTATAATACTTGTGTTGGTTGTTCTGGTTTATTTTCAACAACAGGCTGTTCAACAACATCACCTACTTCATAAATTGATAAAGGTTTAATTTCAAATGTTGTTGGTTTTTGTGATTTAAGACTTACCAATTTGTTGAATGTTGGTAATAGTTCGTGTTGATACGGCATAATCACCATCTTACGAATATATTCTGAGTGGTCCACAATCTCATTACGTGTACCTAACTTACCCGATGTACTGATACCAAACAATTCACCAGATGAGATTCTATGACCACTTAAAATGGTTCTAATAATGTCATCGTATATTGCTTGATAATATCCATCGTTTGATGATGGTGCAATCTGTGTAATTTCAGGAGCTAACTCCTTACTTTCGTTGAATGATATAATAGGTCTTCCCGCATTGTTTACAGAAGAATATTGTTCTTCCAATGCACGTGTGATAAGTCTTTGTTCTTCATCAGCAGGGATACCATTATTCATTGATATAAATAGAGATGGTAACATACCATTCTTTAAATTGTTTGAGTGAAATTCTTTGATGTTTACATCAATTTCGATAGCAGCCAAAGCACCGCTATAATCTGGATTAGGATAATAGCTATTACTTGGTTGGTATTGTTTGTAATAAAGGATTTGAGATGGTTCACCATCTTCTTGATTGAAAGCATCATATTCTTCAACGGGATGTTTTTTAATATTTGTCCAATCAGCGCTATAATAATATTTTTCAATTTCATCTGTTTCAGGATTAATTTTACCGACTCTAACTCTACTAAAGTCTATGTGATATATTTCAGCAATACTTTCTCTGTCTCTACTCCATATCACGTTGATTGCATACCCCCCAAATAAAACAAGGTCCAATGCACATTTCTTCATTACTTCAGAAACGTTTTCTTTCTTGTTGATAAGATTAATAGTTCCCATTGGATTATTGATGGATACAACTCCATCACCCATAATCTGATTTACCTTGCTCGTTACAATAGCTTTATGGATAGCACTATTGTTGTAACGTGTTATAAGATATTGTGGCATCAAATTATTGTCACCATAATATACCCAAGGTACTCTCTGAAATACTTCAGAAAATCTTGGTAATATTGGTTCTTGTCTAAATTCAATTTTTGATAATTGATATTTTTTCTTTTCTTCACTCATAATTAATCTTGTATGTAGATGTAGTTTTCATTATCTTCATTTGGTGAAACATATTCTGTAAATGGATTAGCTTCTTGACTACCATTTAATTGTGCCATACCCGTATAAACGAGGTTTGTACCATTACCAAATATTTGAAGGTTGTATTGTCCCAAGTAATTTAAATCTTGACCTGGTGTTTGTAGATTTAAGACTATCTCACAATACCTATCATTCTCACCATATTGTGCAGGATTAGATGTACTAATCGTATAGGATTTTACTTCCTGTGATACAACGTGTGTGAATGTTAAAGTATAACCTGAAAAGTCTGTTCTTGAATTGTTATTAATGTTTAATACCAATTCGTTTTGTTGACCTTTGTTTAATATAAGCATATTAATGACTGTATATCTATAAATATAAAAAAAATGAAAGTGAAAGGGTATATTATAAAAAAAAGGGTCCGAAGACCCTCTTTTATCAGGATATATGTATATAATTGGAGGATTTACCACCCAAATTAATTATCCAACGAATGTAGCACCTGAGAACACAGTAGCCAAAGTTCCAGTGATAACTCTACTTGGAACGGGTTCTTGTCCTGTTAGTGTGAAATTCATTCCGTTTCTGTCTCCTAAAGCCAAACCTGAAGTTAAAGCTCCTGCAGATACGTACATACCTCTTACTTGACCCAACATATACTGTGTACCATTTTGGTCAATACCGATAACTTGTAAGTTATCTTTTTGAGCCAAATTCAAAATGATGTTTCTTTTATCTTCATCATATTTGAATAAGACCATTTCCAATACTTGTTCAAAGAACACTGTACCGTTTTCAAATGACTTTTGGATATTTTGAGTAAGTTGAGAAGTACCTCTTTTAAGTTCAAATCCGTAAAAGATTGTACCAGCGGCTGAAGTAGCACCTGTGATAGCGTCATCTACGTTGTATGTGAAACCTGTCACACCACCAACTGTAGTACCTGTACCACCAGCGATATATACTTTCTGGATACCACCAATACTATCAGAACATTGGTTTAAACTAACTCCTTCTGAAATATAGCAACTCATAATTTATATTTATTAATTTTTCTTTTTTATTTTTTAAAATTGGGAGGACTTTCACCTCCCTGTTTTTTTTCTATTTAGATGAATTACGCGATGTTGTTTGTTGCGAAGTAGTTTACACCTGCGAAACGAACTAAAGCTGCACCGTAGTTGTAGTTACCTCTGATACGAATTTCATCGTTATCACGAGACCACCACATATCTAATTTCTCGTGGTCAGACAATAAGTCAAAACCTACTACGAAGTAGTCAGCTGGTCCTACTACAACTCTACCAGAACCGTTAAGACCGATAGTTGGATATACCTTTACAGTTGAGTTTGGATGTACTGCGAATGAGTTAGCCTCACCACCAATTACAACAGAAGAACCGATGTAGTTTTGGAAGAAGTTAGCTTTAGTTAACGCTTGAACGTATAATCTGTAGTTAGAATAAGACATATAACAAACTAAATTTTCTAAAGCTTGTGCGTTGTCATCTAAAGCAGAGATTAATTTATCAACTTCTGTAATTGGGTTACCGTCAGTACCATAAGATGCCGCTGCAGAGAATGCAGTTGGTGTAGCAGATATTGCTGTACCAGTTGCACCTGAAACTAACAATGCTTTGAAACCTTGGAAACAATCACCACCTGCGGTAGTTGCTTGCCATAATTTTTGTTCAATTCTTTGTTGAATTTGTTTTACTTTCAAATCAGCGATTTGTACTTCAAAAGGTACTACTTCTTCAGTTTCACCTTTTTGTAAAAGTAATGATTGATATGTGCTGTACAATGCGTCAGGACATAAGTTTTCGTTAATTCTCTCAGGACATACAGTCAAAGAGATTTGTGAGAAAGTGGTTGTACCACTTGGAGACCATCCACAAGCACCCGCTTGGAATGCTGGAGTTGAGTCTAAAATTTGAATTTGTTGTGTACCTTTGATACCAAGTTTCACATTACTGTTTTTTGCAGTAGTTCCACCTACAAGGGCTTTCATCATCAACTCAGTTGATGTTTGGTCTGTAAAACCAGTGATACTTGACACTACATATGCAAAATCTTCTTTTGAATAAGTTTTCATAATTTTTGTTTTATTTTTTTTAATGTTTTTATTTTTTTCTCATACTCATAATAGAAGCAATTCTTGCATCTACAGAGTCAATTTTTTCTTCTTTATTAAAATCTGTTTTACCATCAGCAATTTTCTTTCCTGCTGGTTGTTTCTTGAATGAAGAAAAATCGTTTTCCATTTTCTTCATACCGTCTTTCATTTTTTTCATTTCTTCGACAAGGACTTTAACTTCGTCCATTAATGGAACTAAAGCTTCAACAACTGCTTCAACCACTTCTTGTGCAACAGGTGCAACTTCAGCTGGTACTTCAACAGGTACTTCTACTTCTTCCATTTCCTCAGAAACTTTTTCTTCAATCTTAACGATGATACCATCTTTGGTCTCAACTTTCATTCCACCTTCTAATTCGTGTACTCCATCTGGTGCAGGAACCTCAGCATCTTCAGTTACAACTTTAACAGCAGCACCTTCAATAACTTCTTCACCTTCAACTTTAATAGCAGTACCATCAACTAACTTAGCGTCAACGAAAATTTCCTTAACTGACATAATCTCACCATCTTTAACTTCAATTTCAAAGTTTTCTACAAGACGATAAGAACCTGACTTTAACGCAACTCTGTTAAACTCATCACTTAGTTTGGTGATTTTCTCACCTGCTTTAAGTTTTAAAGTTTCAACAATCGTATTATCTTCTAATTTAAAAGACTGCAAAGTAGGTTCGTCATTCAAGAAACCGTATTGTTTCATCAAATTTTTGATTTGACTAATAGCGTTTTTTGGATTTGACATACGTATTTATTTGTTTTTATTTATTTGTTTATATATAGAAATATAAATTATTATGTGTAGACTATAAATCTTTTAAAATTTTAGCAACCTCTTTTAAAAATTCTTGTTCTCTGTAGAATTGTTCTATCTCCTCAAAGTAACCAGATACACTAAATCCGTTCAATTCCTTATTCTTTATTCTTTCCCAAATCAATGGATTACGGACTTTCATACTAACAAACCAAGTTCCAATTGGTAAGTCACCAAAACCATATTTGGTTGATTTGTCTTCCTGACTTTCCTTAATCCAACTTTCATAAACATATACATCTTCTGCAGCTTTACCATTATGTTCGGTATCGTTGTTGTCAATGTACTTGTTTCTCATATACTTGTCAGCAATCATCTTGATTGTGTCCTCTTTGAATGTAACATAGTATGGGTTACCTTTCTTATCTTTTCTATAGATTTTAAGGTCAGGAACCATTGCGGGACCAACCACAATACGTTTTTCTTCATCAGTTTGGAAGTTCTGTTTTGACATTTTCTCTCTGTCAATAGAATTGATTTTACTCTCAGCCCAACTAAGTGCTGATTTACCTCCCCAACTATCATACATTAACTTTCCACAACCATCATCATAAGATTTACTTGATTGTAGGTCCACTTTGTGTCTTGATAGATAAGAGTACATCCTACGTATCGTGTCCTCTGAGATTGGTTCACCATTAGCTAATTGATTAGCACGTTGTTTACCCACATCAGTTCCACAAGAACCCCATCCATTTTCTTCTACATACTTAAGTACAGCTTTAGCGTTGTTCTTTACACTATCAGGATAGTCAGTATATGACTCATAGTTACTTCTTTTCTTCTTTTTCTTTCTAATACCTTGGTCAACATATCCTGTGATTGTACTAACATCATATCCCATATCTTCCTGTAGATATTCCTCAATCTTGTCAATATGACCATCCATATAAGATACATCGTGTTTCATTCCACTAATCTTATCTACCTCACCAATAATATCTTTAAAGTCATCTACCAATATAACCGCCTCTTCGTATTGATGTTCTGTTGCAGCTTCTGCTTTGATTACTTCATCCTCAATTCTAAACACATTATCAGCAACCTGTGCAGCACTTCTAATCATTCCTTTGGTATCATCATCATTATCCATAGATATTAGATGTTCAAAGGTAGCTTGTGCACCAGGACATATTTGGAAGAACCTCGTATGGTAACCATATACGTTTACATTTGGTGGAATAATTTCCATTTTTTCTTTTGATAATCCCAAGTTCTTAATTGTACTTGGTGATGGATTACCTAAAGTCTTATTTGTAACTGTATCTGGTTCAGAATAACCTAATACTCTTGGGTCAGGAATTAAGTCATTTGGAAAACCACCAACTTCTACCTTACCCTTATTGACTGATGCTTTGTTTGTAATTGTTGCATCTTTTTTATATTTGATACGAGACCACACGTGACGACAATTATAACCACCTCTCCAAACCATTGCTGATTGGCCAAAATCATTAGTTGTTACATCCATATCTTCTACTCTCCAAACGTAATTACGATTGATTAGAGTTTTACAAAAATCTCTTGTTGTTTTGATAACAGGTCCTTGTCCTGTAATTCTTGGATTGAGAATATACTTGTATCTAACATTATATTCTTGTTCATCTTCTATAGATGGACCATTTGGATTAGTTGAAATAAATTTATTAGTGCCATCTAATATCTCAACACTATCCACAACCCAACCTTCATCAAATAATTCCTGTTCGTTTTGTGCTGTGGATATTAATTTTTGAATGTACTTGTCATCCTCACCATCAGGAATATGAAACTCTTCAGGTTTAACCTTATTGAATGCAACCCAATTTATTTCAATTGCTGGTTCAGAAACCAAGGATATACTATCGATGCCTGATATTTCATCATCTTCTTCAATCCTTAGTTCGTATGTTTTATCTTTCTTCATATATTAAAATATAAATATTTTGGTTTTGATTATCTACCTTGGCCACGGTACTTCTTTGGTTTCTGTGATTTAGGACCATATGACTTTTTACCATTTGGTTGTGACTTACGTTTACCAAAGGAGATTTTATGACTTGATTGTGATTTACCTTTTGCCATATTATAATGTACTTAATTCTTTAAGACGTGCCTGTTTTTGTTGTGATGATGTTAATTCACTTTCAACAACATAGGTCTTCATTATTACAGATTGTGATTGCATTGCTGGATTTGTTCTATTTGGATTATCTGATGAAGCTACACTAATATCGGAACTAAATGAAGTTCCACCACCCATTTGGTTCATCATAGATAATAATGGTGCAAACATTGTTACTGCACCACTTGTCATTACAGCTTCACCATTTGATAGGTTTGTTGGAACACTATCGGATTTAGGTCCACCTGGTCCTCTAACAATACCACCATTAGCCATACCTCTTACAGTACCAGCCTGTCTTTCTCCACCACCGCCTCCTTCAAATTGTGTGTTCTTGATATTCTTGATTTGAACTGCAGTTGCTATTGCAAGTGCTGCAGCATTAACACCTTTAACAATCCAATCAAATGGTGATGGTAAAGTTGAAGGTTGTGCAAGTATTTGAATTATACCTGAAGCTGCAGACATTGTTGCAGTTGCAATTTGAAGTTTCTTTCTCTTCTCAAATGCCGATTTACTTGTCTTAGCTTCCTCATCATAAGATGATGCGATGGCCGCGGTCAAACTTCCAATTGCACCAATTGTTTCACCAATTGCCGCAAGTGTGGCCATCTTTTCCTGATTATCAAGGTCCTTTCTTAATTTAACATACTTCTCCTTGATTGCAGTAATTTCTCTTTCCTTACCTTCAGCCGCCGCAATTTCTCTTGCTTCAGCAGCTGCTAAAATATCTCTTTGACCATCAAAGAACGCTTTGGTTCCTGCTCTGATGGCTTCTTGACGTATTTGTAAAAATCTTAATTCATCATCAAGTTTCTTAAGTCTATCATCTTGTTCTTGTTTATCCCTACCCTTCTGTATTTCTTTATCTTCATTTGCGTACTTTTGACGTATATTCTTTCTAACCTCTTCCTTAGCAGTTTCAGATAATTTTATAAATTCTTTATCTTCTTCTAAATCCTCTAAATCTCTTTGTAGATTTTTTTGTCTTTGTTCATCCTCTCTTTTATTCTTATCCTCAATTGCGGCTATCTCAATATCCTCAACCTTACGAACAAAATCCCTTAATAATTTTAAATCTTCTTCTTGTCTTTTAAGATTAATATCGTTTTGTTTTGCGTCAAATTTGAGTCTAACTTGTTCTAATAATTTGTTCTTTTTTTCCTCACTAATCTCTAAAGCCTTAATCTTGTTTTCTTCATTGGTTCTTTGATTTGCTAATTCTTTGTCCTGTCTTTCTCTATCTGTCTTTAATGATAATACTGCATTCTCTTGTTGTAATGTAATAAGTTGTTCATCTGCAATTTTATTATCTGCGGCAATTTTATCGTTCTTTTGTTTGTTTGCAGCAATTGCTTTATCATCATTGGCTTTTTGATTAGCTCTTCTTTTGTCCGCTTGGGTTACCTCAAAATCTAATCTAGCTTGTTCATTAGCGTTGATTTGGTCAATAATATCTTGGTTAGATTTTAATGACTTAGCTTGTAATTCATCTAAAGTTTTATTTTTATCCTCTTGTTTAAGAATAGTATTTTTAGAAACCTCATCAATTTGTTTTAAAATCTTGGCATCATTGTCTCTTAATTCTTTTAATCTTTCTTCACCACCCTTCTTTTGTATTTGGAATATCTCTTGTTCACTCTTACCTGCAATCTTGGCTCTTGATACTGCTTGTTTGGTTGCAACATCTACGGCTTTAAGGTTGACAGCTAAAAGTCTATCCTGTTCTTTAATTGTTTCATTTAGGGCTTTGTTTGCTGCATCGGCTTCTTCTGTTGAAGTTACCCATTTGTAAATCATTGAGATTAATTCACCAATAACAACAATGGCAATACCGATACCTGTACTAATTAAAACTGATTTGATTGTAACACCTAAAGTGGTAGTCCAAAAGGTTGCTGCTTTTTCTGCAACAACTAAACCCTCTGTTGTTACAGTTAAGGCTTTTCCTGATGCAACAGCTTTAGCTTGTTCTTCAGTTAATTTAAAAGTTGCACCTTCTGCATTCTCAAGTGAAATTACAAATTTTTCAGCACCTGTCTCAGCGTCAATAAATTCATCAGTTAATGGGTCAAGTCCTTGTTTATACAACTTACCCATAGTATCTAAATAAAGGTCTAAATCAAGAACTGAATTACTAATACCTTCACTTAAATTTTCAACTTGTTTAGTTGCGGATGAAACTGCACCACCAATCACACCAGCCTGTGCTGCTGTATTAGTTAAACTATTTGAAAAAGTGTCAACTTGAACAGAAGTTTGTTCTACCTTATCTCCAAATCCTAAGAAGTTTCCACCAATCTCTTTAACATCATCCAATACATCACTCAAAGAGTTTTTAATATCCCTGAATGAGAATGAACTAAAGACCTTTAAAGTATCTACAACACCTAATAATGAACTACCAAATTGACCAACAGGACCAGGTAGAGTTGATAAAACACCAAAAAAGTCCTTAGACTTAACAGTAGTTTTGGCAATCTGGTCTTCTGTATCACCAATCTTTTTACGAAGAATATCAAATTGTTCAGGTTTTAAATCACCCTTTTGAAGTTCTTTCTTTAAAATACGGAGTTGTTGAGTAAGTGACAGAGTTTCACCATTAGCAATTTTTAAATCACTACTGTCTATGTCATACTCAATAAAAATTTTCTTACCCGCCATAATCTTTTATAATAATTATTCTGTTATATGTAGAGATAGTTCT